GATCGTCTGGGAGCACGACGGACGCACCAAGGCAGGCAAGGAAGAACGCGCCGCCGTGGCAGACCTCCTCGCCACCGAAGCTGCCGTGGCTGTCACCGAAGCTCAGCGTGACCAGATCACCGACATGGTGAACGTGCTGCGGTCGATCCCCGAGGTCCGCGACATCCTCGAGCGCACCCGGTCCGAGGTGTCTGCGTTCTGGCGCGAGGACACGATCTGGGGGCGCGCCCGATACGACCTGCTCGGCGACGACACGGCGTTCGACTACAAGACGACCACCGACGCCACCGGTCGCGGCTTCTCCAAGGCCATGGCCGCATACGGCTATCACCAGCAGGCCGACTGGTATCAGCGCGGACTCCGGGCTCTCGGACACGACGCCGGCAAGCGGCGGATGCGGTTCATCTGCCAGGAGACCGAACCGCCGTACATCGTGCAAATCCACGAGCCCGACGACGACGCCATGGACACCGCGGCCGACCTGAACGACCGCGCCGCCCGCATCTACACCGAAGCGATGAAGACAGGCATCTGGCCGGGTCCGACGCAGCTCGTCAACGACCCGACCCCGCTGCCTGCCTTCTATTTCTACGACCACGAGGACGCGATCGGTGTCCCTGCAATCCCGGAGCTGAAGCTATGAGAGTCACCGCACCTGCACGTTCAGACCAGATCAACGCCGACGACTTCATCGGCGGACCACGGACCTTCACGCTCGGCGAGGTTCATCCCGGCAAGGCCGAGCAGCTGTATGACATCGACCTGGTTGAACTTCCAGGCAAGGTGTGGCGGCCACCGCTGACCGTTCTGCGCCTACTGATCGCCGCCTGGGGTGACGAGGCCAGCGATTGGGCTGGACGCCGCGTGACCCTGTTCCGCGACGAATCAGTGTCGTTCGGCAAGGACGCGATCGGCGGCATCCGGATCTCGCACATGAGCCACCTGCCCGACGAGAAGCCGTTCAAGACGAAGGTGCAGACGAGCCGGGGCAAGCGCACGCCGATGAGTGTTGAGCCACTGATCGAGGAAGCGACCACTCCCGAGCCGACCGCCGAGCAGGTGGCCGAATGCAACGACGTCGACGCGCTGCGGGCCATGTGGAAGAACGCGGGCCCGGAACGTCAGGCGCAGATCAAGGCGCGTGTGGACGAGCTGAACGCGGAGGCGGGCGAATGAGCGCGGCGATACTCGATCCGGCCAGCGGCTCTCGGATGTTCTACTTCGACAAGGCCGACCCTCGCGTCGAGTTCGGCGACATCCGGCGCGAGGAGCACACGCTCTGCGACGGGCGCTCACTGTCGATCGCCCCCGATTCGCTGATGGACTTCCGCGACCTCCCGCATGACGACGAGACGTTCCATCTGGTGATCTTCGACCCGCCGCACCTGGTGCGGGTCGGCGAGAACGCATGGATGGGCAAGAAGTACGGACGGCTCGACCGCGACGCATGGCGCGACGACCTGCGCGCCGGATTCTCCGAGTGCTTCCGCGTGCTGCGTGGCCACGGCGTCCTGATCTTCAAATGGAACGAGACGCAGATTCCCGTCCGCGAAGTCCTGGCGCTCACGCCGCACTCACCTGTGATCGGACACCGGTCCGGCAAGACGGCACGGACGCACTGGATCACGTTCATGAAGCCGGGTGATCACTCATGATCCACGCACTGCTTTGCCCGATCCGAGCGCGGTGGCGACGACGCCTCTATGGGATGCCGTTCTGGCGCGACGACAAGACTGCGGCGTTGCTCGGTGTCGCCGCCAAGGGATGCCGTCGATGTGGACGAGGAGCCACCTCATGATCCCCGTCGACACCCCCACCACACGCCCCCGCTACGACGCACACGGCGATGTCGAGGAGACCGACGTCTGGGCATCCGACAGCGACTACGACGTCATCGAGGGGCGGGAGTCATGACGCTCATGGCGCGCTATTCCGGCGAGTGTCCCGAGTGCGGCGAGCGTTGGCAGCCTGGCGAACTGATCCGCGCCGATGAAGACCGCACATGGAAGCACGCGGTCTGCCCCGATGCCGTTCCGGAGCGCCCCGATCACCCCGGGTGCGATGTCTGCTGGCTAGCCCATCCCGAAGGGGCGTGTGACCGATGACGGCCCGCCTGCACTTCGAGCTTCCCCAGACGCTCATCATCAACGCCAACCAGCGCGAGCACCACATGGCCAAGGCGAACCGGATCAAGAACCTGCGCCAGATGGCCGCGCTCGTCGCCAAGAACGAGCAAGCACGCGTCGGCTCCGACTGCGCGTCCCTGCTCATCGAGATCGGCTGGCCCGACAAGAGGCGCCGAGACGTTGAGAACCTCGCACCCACCATCAAGGCACTCACTGACGGCTGCATCGACGCCGGCTTGCTGCCCGATGACGACGACAAGCACATCGTCGAACGCACCTGGCGGGCACGCGTCGGAACCAAGCCCGGCATCACCGTCATCGACATGACGTTCTTCCCGCGACTGGCCGAAGAGGTGGCGCCGTGAAGCGCACATGCACCTCCTGCGGCTGTGGAGTCTTCACCGAACACGACCGCTGCCACGCGTGCCGCAAGAACGACGGGACCGACATCCCCCTGCGCGGCGGACGCTGGGTCACCCGCGGCCTGATCAAGCGCTACGAGACCTCCAGTGAGACGCCAGGTGGAGCTGGCGAGGAGGCGGGTGCGGCAACACCCGAGGCGCAGGGTGAGCGGGTCGAGCACGTGTCGTCTCCCCGCTCCCCTGCTGCCGGCCGGGCGATCAGATTCCCAGGACGCCCCGTGTGCCCATGTGGCTGCCTACTGGCCCGAGACGGCGAGGACTGCCCCGCATGTCGGGACATGCGCAACCGGCTGGGCTGGGGCGAACGTGCCGCGATCGAGGCGTCCTGGCGACCCATCTACTACCAGCCGGCCCCCGAGTTCATCCAGAGCAACAACAAGACCGACGTCGCCCCATACATGCACGGCGAGATAACGGTGGCCGAGATCACTGATCGTGCGCGGGAAGGCTCTAGAACGCACGCCGCAACCACGCCCAAGGACTCCGATTTGGCGTCGGAATTGTCCGGCGACCGGAAAACGATTGAGGTCCACGAAGCAACGAAAGAGGTGGCCTGACGTGGCCGTTACGAAGCGCACTCGATACGAGGTCATGAAGCGCGACAACTTCACCTGCCGCTACTGCCGGAGCGCCGAGAATCGGCTGACGATCGATCACGTCGTGCCCGTCGCGCTCGGAGGCACCGACGCACCGGACAACCTCGTGGCGGCGTGCCAGGACTGCAACTACGGCAAGGGCAGCAGCGCGGCCGACAGCAATCTTGTTGATGAGGTGACTGGCGACCAGATCCGGTGGGCGGATGCCATGAAGCGAGCCGCCGACGTGCGCGCGGAGTCTCGCAAGGAAGTCGAGCACTTCATTTCCACGTTCGATGAACTCTGGGGTGATCGATGGTCGGTGCCGTGGAACTACGAACAGAGCCTCGAGGCGCTCCACAAGGCTGGTCTGCCGCTCGAAATGCTCGTCGACTCCATCGAGATCACTTTCAACGCGCGCGGTGTCTATGCCCGATTCAACTATCTGTGCGGCGTCGCGTGGAAGAAGGTCAACGAGCTGCAGGAGATCGCTCGGAAGCTGATCGACGAAGACCTGGATGGCGGTGCCTGATGGCCAAGAAGGACCACCGCAAGACGGTCAATATCGACGTCGGGCTGCCGAACAACAAGAAGCTCAAGGGAGCGTCAGCGGCAACCAAGTGGCTTGACGTCGTGGCCGTCTGCTGGTCGGGTCAGAACCTCACAGACGGCCAGGTAGACCCGTCGGTGATCTGCGCCTGGGCAGGCGTCCCAACCAGACACGCACGCGACCTCATCAACCGTGACCGCTGGCACGAAAAGGGCCACCACTGCGACACCTGCCCGCAGCCGGACATCGACGGCGAGGTCGTCATCCACGACTACCTGATGTTCCAGACCAGTGCCGCCAAGGTGTCGCGTATCGCTGCCGAACGGAGCCTGGCAGGGCGCAAGGCGAACCACAAACGGCACAAGCACGAGGGTGAGTTCGAGGACTGCTGGGAGTGCCAAGGATGATCCCAAACAACATCCCAAACGTCTCCCAAGTTGGGAGCCTTTGCGGAGCCGTCTGGGACCTCCCAAAACGCTCCATAGAAGTAGATATAGATGTATCTACTGTTCTTACGTCTCGAATGAAGTGCCGTAGGCACTCATTCAGAGACGGTGCGAACCCCTGCCCTCAGCGTTACGTAACGCAACGCGTGCGACCCGAAGGGCAGGGACGCACATGCTGACACACGTTCAGGCAACGGCGATCGCTGACGCGATCAGCCTCATGACCCAAGGCCGATGGTCCAGCGCCCAACTCCTCGCCGTCATGGGCGACACCCGCATCAAGGACCGCCGCACACCATCACAGGTCGCTGCGTGCTTCGGCTACCTCGCGATGGACCCGACCACCCGTCAACCCACCCGCGCACTCGAAGCCGGCCCCTGGTGGTCCGCGGCCGGTGTCACCAGCGCCGAGCAGCACGCACCCCAATACCGCTACGCCCAGCACGACGACTGCCACGACTGCGGCCGCCCCAAGACCGTCCACCCGACCCGCGACTGCACCTACACCGCACCCGTCCGCGAGCCCGTCACCCAGCCAGCCGACGTCAAGGCCGCCCTGGCCCAGCTACGACCACCAGCACGAGACGAGGAGACAGCATGAGCACCGACTACGCCCACAAGATTCGACCCGAGCCGAAGCGCGGTGACGGACCAGCGGTTCACGCCGAGTACCACGTCGTCCGGGCGATCGCCTTCGCCAAGGGCTGGCTCGACCCTACGGCGGCGACAACCGAGAGCAGGCCGCATCGTGACCGCCGACCGGACGGCGACGACATGGAGCCTCAGATCGGCAACCAGGCGTACATCCAGTGGCTTTCGGACATCATCACCGACGCTACTCGGCGTCCGGTGCCGTGGCTGGCGGTCAACCTCGCCGTGACGATGGACCGCCTGGTTCGGGCGCACGAGGCCGAAGCCGATGGCGGGCCGAAGTGCGCTGAGTGCGTCGCCCTGGCGGGTGGTCCGCGATGAGCGCCAGGGTCGAGGCGACCTCGTGGGGCTGGTGGTGCGACGAGTGCGGTGATGGAAGCGAACTCACCTACGACAGCGAGGAGCAGGCCACCCGCCAGGCAGCGATTCACGATGAGGAGAACCACCAATGAGCACCCCGACCTACGACGAGCGCGTGGAGGCGGCGGCGAACGAGGTCTGGCAGGAGGCAGACGGAACCCTGCTGGCCTGCCTCGTGCCCGGCAAGCAGTGGGCGGCGTTCCTGCGAGGTGAACCGCTGGACTGGGATGCACCCACGATCGTCCGGCCACTGAGGCGCGTACTCCTCGCAGACGGTCAACTTGATCCGGCTCTCGCCGCTGCCGGTGTGCCCGAGTTGGTGGCTGAGAACGAGCGGCTTCGGGCTGACCTGGTGCGAGCCAAGACGGTCGTGAATGATGAGGAAGCCCGCCTCCGAACTGAGAACGGACGGCTGCGCGAGGCCGTCAACCGCAAGCACGGTGAACCGCTCGACGAGGTGTACGAGGTCGAGGGCATTGACCTGGTGCGGACGAACCTGCGCACACTCCGAGCCGATCTCGACGCCGCCAAGGCCACCCTCGCGGAGGTGCGCCGGTTCGCTGACGAGTGGGGCATGACGAGCACCGAGGAAGTTGACCACCTCGCAATGTGGGAGCGCCTGACCGCGATCCTCGACCGGGCGACGAAGGACACCGGCGTGGCTGGTGACCTGTCGGACAGTGGCGCTCCCACTGTCCTCAGCGGGGAGGGCGAGTGATGGCAGGCTTCTTCGACGCACCACCGGCTCCGTCCGCCGTGCTGTCCGACTGCGGAACCTACCGCTACTCGCTTACCCGCGACTGGACGGCCAGCGGACGCCGCGCCGTGTTCATCATGCTCAACCCATCGACCGCTGACGCGACGCAGGATGATCCCACGATCCGGCGCTGCATCCGGTTCGCTCAGCGGTTCGGCTGCGACGGGCTGCGGGTGGTCAACCTGTACGGGCTTCGGTCGACAGATCCCGCCGCACTCTGGGAACACCCTGACCCGGTCGGCCCCGACAACGACGCATACATCGAACACGCGCTGTGGTCGGCCGAGACGACCGACGCGCCAGTGATCGCCGCGTGGGGAGCGAATGCACGCCAGGACCGAATCGACCAGGTGCTCGGTCTCCACGGGATGCTCTCGTGCCAGGCGCTCGGGCTGACCAAGACGGGGCAGCCGCGTCACCCGCTGTACCTGCGGCGCGACGCCGAGTTGGTGCAGTGGCCCACCCCGGACGACGGGAGCGGCGCATGCGGGAGGCGGGGCGATGAGTGACCGGGACCAGTTGGCCGCAATGATCGAATCGGGGATCCGCCTTGAAGCATTCCCTGGGATCATCGCGCAGCACATCCTCGACTCCGACTGGCTGGCCGTGCACGACGAGGCGGTCAGGGCCGAGGAGCGCGAACGGATCGCTGTGGCGATCGAAGCGATGAAGTCGTTCGCGCATGGCAAGAACGAGATCTCGCACGCGCACCTGATCGGCTATGGAACGGCGAAACGGACGGCGCTGCGCATCGCTCGGGCTGAGAACGTCAGGACGCCTGACGTTCGTTCGGGCATCGACCACGACGATGCCCGTGGGAGTGCGTCGTGAGGCGTTTCGAGATCTCGAAGTCAGGATGGGGCTGGATGGTCAGCGTGCTCGATGACCACCACGGATTCGCCAACCTCGCGTGGCGTCCCTGGGGCGTGTTCGACGCCTGGCGCGAGGCGATGGACGCAGTGATGGCGGAGGTGGGCACCCGATGAGCGCGCCTGAGATCACGCCAGAGCAGCGGGCGGCGCTGGAGGCTGCGGTCCTCGAAGGTCTGCATTGCACGGAGCACGGATGGAAGTACCGCCCGTCGATGGGAGTCGATGCCCTTCTCGCCTCGCCGGCGTTGCGTGAGCTGCTGGCTGATGCGTGGCAGGACGGCTATGACGCCGGCCGCGATGACGAGTCGTTCTACTCGCGAGGAGTCGGACCAGACCCAGACGTGCCGCACGACAACCCGTGGAGGGGCGCATGAACACACCACCCGAGGGCGCGTACTGCGTCGACAACTGCGGACGACCAGCCACATGCGAACGGTGGCTCGGGGTTGATGAGGCCGGGAACGTGATCGCCGAGCGGGTGTGCGACGGGTGTCAGACGAACGAGGGAGTGCTGCTGTGAGCGAGTGGGATGCCGACAAGGTGCGGGTGCAGGTGGCTCGGGATCTGCGGGAGATCGTCAGGCTGTGGCGGATGCTGCCCGAGGAGGCCGAGGCTCAGGCGGCTGGGCATGACCCAGGTGAGTTGGATGCGCTGAACCTGGCAGGGCCAGCGGCAAACCTCGAGGCATGGGAGAACCGGTTCGAGACCGCTGAACGGCTTGGGCGGGACACCACCTACGCATCGGACCAAGTGGCCGAGCGTCACGTCCTGCTCGTCTTGGGTGACTGGGAGGAGCGAGTGCGGCACGAGCGCGAGCAGCCGACCGACCTGCGCACGACGGTCCCCCGCGCGGCCGACTACCTCGGCAAGTCGATCGACTGGATCGTCGTGCACTTCGACGGCGCCCCGGAGATGGCAGCAGAGATCCGAGTAACCGCGTCAATGCTGGAGAACGTGCTGCGCGATGGTGTGCGGCATGACGCCAGTGCGGCGGCGTGCTTCAAGGACATCGGCGGTCCTGAGGAGGTCAGTGTCTGTGGTGGCCGTCTGGTGCGCCGGCTGATGGACCCGAAGGACTGCAGGCACGTGAAGCGCGCGATCGAGATGTCAAAGGGCATCGCCGATCCGGTGACTGTGTTGCGGCAGACGTTGATGGCGTTCCCAGAGGACGAGATGGAGCATCGATCCTGCGACCAAGGCGGCCGAGATGATGTGTACCGGTGCCAGAACTGCGGCGGGTTTTACACTGAGGCTGAGTACTGGCTCGCGGTCCGGGAGCACTACGAGAGGCAGGCGGGATGAAGCGCTTGATCGAGACTTCCCCTGGCACTTTCGAGGAGCCTAGGCATCGATACATGCACCACGCCAACCCGCAAGCTGGTGACACGGTGCTGCACTCCGAGCTGCTCGATGATGGAACGTGGAGTGAGTGGCATCCGATCAAGGTGGTGGCGGGATGACGATCAAGATTCCACAGACCGTGCGCGACTTCTCGGAGGCTCTGGACGCGTGGAATGTTGCAGCCTGCCGATGGCTTGGGCTCGATCCGGCGCGCGTGACCAAGCTCAGCGTTGGTGACACTGAGCAAGGTCTCGTGAAGGCGGCATGGGAATCCATTGGCCAAGAGACACCGCGGGACGGATGGATTCAATACGGAGCCAGGCTGGACGGGGACACCCACGTTTTCACGGGGTCTATCGTCCTCGACTCCATCGACACGAACGGGTTCAAGTCCGAGGTGGGACCGATGCCCAAGATGTTCACCGCCGAGGAGCGGGCCTCACTGATGCGAGTGCTGGGATGACTTCCGTGAGGAGTCGTGGCGAGATGATTCTTGACCGCTGGACCGAGGCTGACGGATTCACTCCGCGGCCCATCGTGTACGCGCTTCTTGCTGGCGGCTTGGGAGTCTCGATCGCGCTGCTCGTGGTGGCTGTGGTGATAGCCCCATGATCGGCTGGGGAACGCCTGAGCAGGTTGCGCTCTACGTCGGCCGCTCGGCGCACACCATCCGTTCCTGGGCCAATGCTGGCCTGATCCCGAGCGCGTGTGAGGTCAGCACGCGCCGGCTCGTGGTCCACGCTGCCGAGACGCGGCGACACTCTGAGGCTCGACCGACGCGTCGGCGCTTGCTTTCTTGCGCCTCTTAAGTCACGCTATTCCCAAGCCTCCCCATCCCAAAAGTGGATTTGCGGGAGGCTTTCGCATGCGGGCAGGTATCCGGACGGTTACTGAGGCCGCACCCAGCCCGCGCTACTCAGCCGTTCACGAGTTGGCCGGCGCGCTGGAACGAAACGCCTAGGATCGCGCCCACATCACGCAACGGGATCCCCGCGCCCACGAGACCGACTGCCACTTCACGCTGACGCTTCGAAGCATCCTGCTCGAGCTGTGCAGCCTGGGCCTTGAGCGCTGACACCTCCGCGGCCGCACTGTCGACGCTTCCGAAGCCATCAACGTTGATCGAGACGCTGCCGAGTTCGATCTCAGATGGAGCAAGGTCGAGGGTCACGGCGATCAGTGAGCGGGCCATATCCTCGACCTCGTCGACACGACGGGCCTGGGTCAGACCGTCGATCGCAGGGATCTCGATCATCCACCAGCGACCATCGCGGCTGACGTTCACGTCGTATGCCATGTCACTCACCCCTCACACTCTGCGATTGCTTTGCGGACCTTGCGAACAACGCCAGGCGAGATCGTCTTGTGGCTTTGGGGAAGCGGCTGGGTGTGCTTGCCGCACGGGCATCCGTAGACCGTGTGGCGACCGTCGGTGCGGATGACCGCCCAGCCAGCGTCCTTGAATTCTTTGACCATCTTGCGGGTGGGTTGCTCACTAACCATGACTTTAGTCTAACACGCTAGACTGTTTCTAGTCAAGTGGTATAGACAAATAGTAGGGCAGGTCGGGCAGGCGGTGATGAGACGCAATGGCTCCCACCCCACGGCGTCGAAGCAACAGCCGAGCAGCACGCGCTGAAAACCAGCGAATCCTCGCCGCGTCAGACATCTGCCACATCTGCGGCAAGCCCGGGGCTGACGCCGTCGACCACGTCATCCCACTCGCCAAGGGTGGACGCGACGATGCCAGCAACAAGAAGCCGGCACACCACGACGTGCCCCCGCACTGCAACCGCCGCAAGTCCGACCACCTGCCCTCCGAAGTGGACCGCAAGGTCGTACTGGTCTGCGGACCACCGGGAGCAGGCAAGACGACCTACGCCCACACCCTCGGCCTCGACGTGTACGACCTGGACGACGACCAATGGCGCGGCAACGAGGGCCTGTTCAAGTCGGCCCTGATCCGGCTGCGCGAGAACCCACGCGCTCGTGCCGTGGTCATTCGCACCGCGCCCACACTCTCGGCCCGGCAGAGGGCAGCGTCCATGTGTGGGGCCACCGACGTGGTGGTCATACCCACCGACCTATCCACATGCCTGACCCGCATCCGCAAGCGCGGACGAACAGAACCGCCACTCAGGTACCAGATCAACGGGGCCAAGCAGTGGTGGGAGACCTACGAAGAAGGCGCGGTCGAGCTGTCGTTCTCAACGCTGCGACTCAAGCGTTCAGGCTCACTCGAATAACGCTCTGACCAGCACCAACACCTGGGGGACGGACCCCCTCACGCCTCCTCGGAGGACAGCGGGACATAGGGCCAATCTCTCCCCGACAACTCAAAAACTCTCCCTGGAGGTGGTTGCAGTGGCTGATCGCCCCTCCCATCTCAGGGTCGCCAAGCCTGGGGAGAAGGCCGCCAAGAAGCCTCCGAAGAACATCACTGAGTCGTTGACTGGCACCCGCTCCGATGTGCTGACGGCGATGCGGAAGGCGTTGGCTGACAAGCTCGACAAGGGCGAAGTCGCGTCGAACTCGATCGCGTCGGCGTACAAGGAACTCCGCGAGCTGGACCGCCTGATCCGCGAGTCGGTCGACGACGAAGACGAAGACGCTCCGACCGCTGATGTCGACAACGGCTACGACGCCTCGGCTGTCTGAGATCGCTCGGCATCTCGTTATTCCTGACGGGATCACGACGTCGACCTTCCCGCGGGTCTATCAGCGCCTCCAGTCGGTTGGCGTCTCGTTCGATCCGTGGCAGCAGGGCATCGGCATGGCCGGCCTCGGTTGTCGGGCCGATGGGAAGTATGCATCGACGGTCGGCGGTGTCACGGCTTCGATCCCCCGCCAGGTTGGCAAGACGTACACGATCGGCCACCTGCTGATCGGGATCGCGATCGAGTTTCCGAACACGCGGATCGTGTGGACGTCGCACCACAACCGCACGACCACGAACACGTTCCGGTCGATGCAGGGCATGGTTCGCAAGAAGGCCATCGCCGGACTGCTGGCCCCGAACGGAATTCGCACAGCGAACGGTGAGCAGGAGATCCGGTTCGCCAACGGGTCGATCATCATGTTCGGCGCCCGCGAGCACGGCTTCGGTCGTGGCATGGATGCCATCGACTTTCTGGTGTTCGACGAGGCTCAGATCCTCAGCTTGAAGGCACTTGAGGACATGGTGCCGGCGATGAATCAGTCTCGGCATCCGCACGGCGCGCTGGTGTTCTTCATCGGCACTCCACCCCGGCCCACCGATGACGGCGAGGCGTTCGCCGCTAAGCGGACCCGCGCCCTGTCCGGCGATGCCGAGGGCATGTTCTACGTCGAGATCAGCGCCCCGCCGGATGCCGATCCGAGCGACCGGAACGTGTGGCCGGTCATGAACCCGTCGTACCCGCTGCGGACGCCGCTCGAGGCGATGCTGCGGATGCGCGAGAACATCCCCGACGAGGACTCCTGGCGCCGCGAGGCGATGGGAATCTGGGACCCGGCCGGATCGAACTACGTCATCGACCCCGTCACGTGGGGCGCCCAGGCCGACGAGTCCAGCATCATCACCGACCGCCTGGCCCTGGCTGTCGACGTGGCACCTGATCGTTCAGTGGCCTCGGTATCGGTGGCTGGTCAGCGCGAAGACGGTCACTGGCATGTCGAGCTGGACGAGCAACGCAACGGCGTCGGCTGGTTGGTCGGTTACATCGCCGCCCGTTGCGCCAAGAACGACATTCGAGCCGTGGTGATCGACCGGCTCTCCCCTGCGGCGTCGATCTTGGACGAACTGGCTCAGAAGCGGATCAAGGTCACGATGACAGGCGCTTCGGAGATGAAGGCCGCGTGTGGCGGCTTCTACGACGGCGTCAACGAGGGCTGGCTGCATCACATCGACCAGCCGCAACTGAATCTCGCGTTGTCGATGGCGCGCAAGCGTGACCTTCTCGACGCGTGGGCGTGGAGCCGCAAGCTCTCGATGGCTGACATCACTCCGCTTGTCGCGGCAACCCTCGCCCTGTGGGGCGCCCAGAACTCGACCGTGAAGAAGCCCATCCGCCGTGGTGGCGGCCGGAAGGTGGTGACGATGTCGTGACGACCACGCTCACCCCGTACCAGCCGTTTTCCGTCGACGGGCTCGAACACGACGAGCAGAACGCCCTCGATGAGTTGATGTCGATCTGGCGCTCCAAGCGCCACCGCAACATCGTGCGCCAGCAACTGTACGACATGAAGAACGCAACTCGAGCGCTCATGTCGTCGGCAGTTCCCGAGATCGTGAAGCAGCGGTCGTTCGTGCTCGGCTGGCCGTCGACTGCCGTCGACAAGCTGAACCGCCGATGCAACATCGACGGCTTCTATGCGCTGAACGGCGAGGATCTCGACAGCTTCGGCATGGCTGAGATCGTCCGCGAGAATCGTTTGCTTGACGAACTGTCACAGGCTGGTATCTCGTCGCTGATCCACACGCCATCTTGGCTCATCACCACCCAGGGCGACGTGGCCTCTGGCGACCCCGAGGTATTGATCAACACTCGCGATGCGCTGACTGGCGCAGGCGTCTGGGATGGTCGCCGCCGGGTCACGAAGTACTACGTCTCCCTCAACGACTTCGACGACTCGGGCGAACCGACCGACCTCGCGCTCTACATGCCAGGTCGCAACATCCCGATCACGCTCAAGCGCGGCCGCTACCGGGCTGGCACGGTCCGCAAGCACGCCTATGGCGTCCCCGTGGACCCGCTGCGCTACCGGCCCCGCATCGCCCGTCCGCTGGGGTCGTCGCGGATCAACCGTGCCGTGATCTCGCTGCACCAGCAGGCACTGGCGGCGATGATCCGAGCCGATGTGAACGGCGAGGCGTACTCGCTTGCTCGGTACGTCCTGCTCGGTGCGACCGAGTCAGCTTTCCAGAACTCGGACGGCACGCCCAAACCCGCGTTCATGGCAGCGTGGGATGCGATCTGGGCCATTGGTGACGACTTCGATGCGCCGGAGGGCAAGGAGCGCGCCGA